ATCAATTACCACAAGATTATCAATTACCAGTTTCACAATACACGCCTAAACAGCGTTTACATTTAGTTGCCTGAGGAGGCTTTAACCATGCAAGTTCAATTCAATACACGCACTATTTTACCAACTGCCTATAAGACTGAGAAAGACGGTGTAGAAAAGGTTTATCTATCTACAACTGTATTTTCACCAGTTCGTTATAACTTATCCGTTGGATCGGGAGTTATGCCAGTAGAACAGATTCAAGCAGTCCTTATTGAATGTGCAGACAACGCCCAAGAAGTCGAAATTCAATTTGTAGAGTCACAAACCAAGTTTGGCGCTCAAATGCAGATTTTCAGTGTTAAGCCAGTGCCTAAGCCAAATTCACAGCAAGTTGTTAAGTGATGAAACAGTTTTTCATTTTAACTTTTATTCTTATTTGTGCATGCGCATTGATAACAACTAAATGTTCAGAAATGAAAACAAGTAATTACTTATCAATACCTTAATTATACCAATTTCGTATAATGTATAATATGTAAATAAATCAATAACTTAGGTAATAATAATCATGACACAACTACAAATTAAATGCAAGAAATGCGGTTGTGTCTTACCTAATCAAAATGTTTACTTCATGCACTTTTACAAGTGCAAGGGGACAAGAAATTGATCATTTGTGAATCACTACAAATTTTAGAAAACGCCCAGCAAGTAGGTATTAACTGCATGTCAGTGAACCTAGATCAATATCTAGAACAGTACTTACCCTTGGAATCTGTTTTTAAATTTGTGGGGCTTCAGTGGTCGATATACACCATGATTCTGGCTTACAAGTGGTCAGTTTATGGATTAAAAAAAGTCAAACTTTAGGAGAAACCTCATGACTTTTAAAAACGTAGAAGTAATTGAACAACAAGAAGTTCATAAAAAAACTTGGTTCCAAAAATTCAAATCAAAACTTGCGCCTGCCACTGTTGCTACTGGTGTTTTAGTTGCATCAAATGCAAATGCCGCTGAGGGTGGTTTAGCTATTCCTGACTTCCTACAGCCTGCTGCAGACGCTTTAGGTGGTATTGGGGTGAGTTTGGGTGCTCTTTTCGTTATTGCAATCGGTATCACGCTTGTAATCATCGCATTCACAAATTCACGTGGTGGTATCCGCAAAGCTGGCTAATAACCAAGAAAAGGGAGTTCGCTCCCTTTTTTAAATTTAGGGGTTCAGCATGTCAAATTTAATTCTTCTTATCTCACTTTCTTTTTTTTCATATCTTATTTTTAAGGCGTTATTGCCATGAAAAATATAATCATATTCCTCGTACTCAGCCTTTTTTTGACTCCTACTTTTGCTGCGGCTCCAAGTCCTAGCGGTGGTGGTTGGGGACCTCCTACAGTTACCCGTGTTGCCTTAACAGATGTTATTGAAGCTACAGCATGTCAACAAGCTATCAGAAATGGTACTGCTGTAACCCTTGAAGCTGTAGTACAAGAAACTATAAATCGTCAAGCCGTTGGTAAAGTTTTATTAAAGCGCTTATTGGCTGGTGGCTTATTAGTTGGTGCTACTCAAAGTTTACTTGATGGTATCGGTTGGGTCATGGAAGATGGTGTTTATGTTAAATATAAAATTCCAGATGAAAATCCAAAGGATGTTCAAAAAACTTGGTGTTTTCAAAATGCAAGTTCTAAATATTATTGTTCTAAATCAGCTTTATCTTTGAAAAATATTTATAAATCTCAGTATCCACAATATCCAGCTGAATATGAATGGAGAGCACTTAATCTAGATGCTTGGTATTTGGTTTTGCGTGAAAAAAAGGAATCTACTTCAGGCGGTGTTTCAGTAACTTTTCTTTATATTAAAAATCCTTATTATGATCCTAATGCTCAACCACCTAAACCACAAAAAATAACACTAACATCAGACTTACTTGGTGATTTAGCAGTTGGCGATTATACAGATCCTGTTGATCCTTCAGCTGATAAAAAAGATAAAGTTTGGACTGATGTAGAAAATTCTTATAGTCCTGATGTGACAGGAAATGAATTAAACGACAAAATTAATAACAAACTAGACAATGCACCTGAAACAAATAATAAACCTAAAACGCCCCCAAAGCCTGATGGTGACGCTCAAAAATATCCTGCACCCGATGAGAAACCAGGGGGGCAAGGCGAAACAGAAAATAAAACAGACCCTGAGACTGGAAACCAAACAGGAAATTTCACTCTACCTGATTGGTGTTTGTGGGCTGCTGATCAATGTCAATGGCATAAAGAAGAAAAGGAAGTATGGAAAGAAGAAAAAGAACAAAGAGATTCAGAAAAATCTTTTTGGCAAAATGTAACTGATTGGTTTGACTGGACTAAAGAAGAACCAGAAAAAGAAGAAGAGCCAGACAGACCAGAAATAGACGACAAAGGTATCTTTTCACGCACTTTTGACACGGTTTTTTCGCTCTCAAAACAATGTCCACCTGACGTCCCATATACCTTAGAAACTCAATATTTAAAGGGAAATTTCACAATTAGTTTAAATTGGCTTTGCGTGATTTTCACGTTTCTCGGTTATCCGCTTCAACTCATTGCTCATTTGACTGGGCTTTGGATTTTATATGAAACAGTAGTTAGAAAAGAAATTAAGTGGTGATGATATGTTTAAAAAACTATATGACGTATTAAAAACAATATTAACTCAATTCTCTGGAACGAGTTATGTTCGTCTAGCCGCGGCAATGGCTATTATTATTCCCTTGGTTTTAGCAATGTACACTTATTTAGATAAAGTTATTTTTGACTCAAAAGCAGCTCTATATAACATTGCTAATTATTCTAATGAGGGATTTCCAGTAGGTTCATATTTTTTAGCTTATCTCGGTGTTGCCAAGTTTGATACATGCCTAACCATCATTTTTGGATACATCACAACTGCTGTGGTTTGGTCATTTACAACTGATCTACAGCCTGCATTGGTTGCTGGTAAAAAGAAATGATTAACTTTCTATCTGCGACTCCAGGCTCTGGAAAATCTCTACTAGCAACCGAAATGATGTTAGATTTATCAAGAGATAACATCGCAAACTTAAAACATAATTTTTATTATGCTAAAGCTTTTTTTGAGAAAATCGCCAATTTAAAACTTCAAGAATATTTAGATTTAATATTAGTTACCAAGGGGCAAGGTTTAGAAAGAACATCTGAAATTATATTTTTAGACCCTGACTTTTTTGATTTTCTTAAAACCGAATATTTTATTAATGTTATTAGTAATCCTCAGACAGACGATATTGTTAATAATTTCCCCGCATATTATTTTGAAAGAATTGCATTATTAAATCTGATTATTGAAAACATTAATGTAAATGAAAATACCAAGTTTCAGGACTTTAAACCTGTTCGCACTATTTATACCAATATTGCAGATTTAAAGCTTGTCCAGTGCCGTCCTTTGCCTCAAGACTGTGACTGGAGAAAGACGCCTCAAGGTTCATATTTTGTCATTGATGAAGCTCAATTAATCCCAATATTTTCAGACGAAGCACGTGGAATAGACCCGATTGTTAAAGATTTAACAATTCATCGCCACAAAGGTTATGACTTTTTATTCATCACTCAAGAACCATCATTTGTTCATAAATATATTCGAAAATTAGCCAGCTTGCATATTCACTTGGTTAACATTTTCGGATGGGAACAATCAATGCGTATGGAGTGGTCTGTAGTTCAAGATTCACCGAATGCAATCAAGTCAATAGCACGTGCAGAAAATATCAGTAGATGGCGTTTTCCAAAGCACGTTTATAACTTGTATAAATCGACAACGATAAATACACGTGTTAAACGTATCCCTAAAAAAATTGTTATTTGTCTTGTCCTTGCAGTTATCTTTTTTATTGTCGCTATGTTTCTTTTGCTGGGTGCTGGTAAGAATCCGCTTGTCTCTACATTCACAGGAAATGAAACGCCTACAACAACTCAGGAATCTAAAAAAAATGAATCAACATCAAAACAACCAGATAAATCAAATCCTAATCAATTATCAGCTTCAAGCCCAACAGACCCTACGCAAGTTCAAAATCAAAATGAAAATCCTGCTAGTGCTCCAAGCCCTGATACTGTTGTATCTTCTCAACCTGCTTATGAAGTTTCAGATCCATTCGCTTTTAAGCCTAACATTACCCCTAATGTCGTCAATAGCCGTACTTTTAGCGGTTGTTTTTGTACGAAAAATGCATGTACAGCATATGACCAACAGGGAACTAAAATTGACGGAATTGATAAAAAAGTCTGCAAAGACCTCATTCAAGACAGCTCAAGAAGACCGTTTGACTATTTCAATGCTAAAACCAATCAACAGACTTCACCAAGTCAAATGCAACAAGTACAACCTCAAGCAACTAGCGCACCAAACCAACAAATGGCAAATAATCAAGTAGATCAGCATTTACAACCTAGAAACCTTTAATAGAGGGGGTGTCTACCCCCGAACTGACTCAATTAAAATATTGAAACTCTTCTCTCTGATTACAAGCTCCCTTATGATTTCAAACAGTAGAATTAGAGCGTCCGTAGGCGCGAACTGACTAGCATTATCTTCCATCTCGATTAACGGTTGCAGTGCAAACCCGGCTTCGCCCTGGCTAAACAATAATGATATAAAACAGAGGCTTAATTTTTTAGGATAAATTTATGGACTGGCAAAATATTACATTTTTAGATTATTTTTATTTATCTATAAGTCTTTTCGCTCTATATCTTCATTTTAAAATACGTGACTGATTTCGCATAATGTAACTGCGTGATTATGTTACTTACACTGCAACTTTTTAAAATGACATTTTCCCGACCAGAAAATGATATTTTCGAGTTGCGAAAATGCAGTGCATTTAACATCAATCCGCATTATGCGAAAGCAGTCATTTAATTACTTGTTTTAAATCTTTTTTAAGCTCTGTGCTTGTCGGTATTTTTTGATATTCAACTTTTAATCGTCTTCCTTCTTTTTTTACTGTCTTTGGTCTATTTGTATTTAATCTAAGAAATGCCAGTTCATCTGGTTCATTTCTATGATTTATTTCACATATCATTACCGTGTCGAACTTTTCTATAATTATATGTTTTGGAAAGGTTTTTTTTGCTATTTCTTTTAGCGTTAAATTTTTATTTTTGAGTTTATAAATTAAAAAAATTATAGATAAGGCAATTATTAAAATAATAATTTTTTCCATTGCTTGTTCTGCCTGTGATTGAGAAAGGGAGGAGGGACGTTCGACCGCTCGATTGAGCAGAGCAGAACAAGATTTGAGAAAGGGCACACTGCTATCTAATAGTGTGCCTGAGTCTCGAAAGTTTTTTTCAATTCCTGCTGTGAGCTATATATAACGGAGCTTTCAGAGTTATTGAGAATGTTTCTTATTTAATCACTATTTAGATTAAATATTGATCACTATTTTTAGTTTTTTGTTTCTACTTTTACATTTCCATCTCTATTAACTTCAATTATTCCATCAAGTAAAGTTTGTTTGATGATTTCATGAAATATTTCAGTATCTCTCAAAGGCTTTTTACCTGCTTTAACTAAATCTCTATTCAATTTTAAAGCAACTTCATTAAGTGCTTGTTCTTCTTCATCTGTAAAACGAAATGTCTTAGCCATTTGATAATCCTTTTAAAATCACTTAATTCTAAATGAATTTGTGATTTGTGATTGAATTCATATGTGATTTATGTTTTTATGTGTTAAAAGTGATTTATGAATTTGTGATTTCATATGCTCGATTTCCTCCGTTTAGCGATTCCAATCAATATTGCGTTTGTTCGCAGTCTTGATAATCACCATTGGTTTAATGGTGATATTCGCGACTATGGAATTCCTGCAGCTACACGTCATGTAAGTAAGTCAGATGATGGTCAGACAATAACAGGGGATTTGTATCATCCTTATGAGTCATTAGCCTCAGACTTTACTGATATGGCTATGAAGTTCTATACAAATACGATGAATACACCGCCTTATGTTGAAATCAAAGCATCACCGCTTAAATTGCTTCAAGGTCACAACGTATATGGTTTTGAATCTATTGAATTAGGTGCAGATCAAATGCTTGGCATGTTGATTGAAGCATTTCCTAATTTGGTTCCAATTTTAGATTTTGAAAGAACCGAAGTATTGCACCTCGATACGACTTACTTATTTAGATTGCCTCATCAGAACATGGTTCAACCTGTTTTAGATTACATGGCAAATCTTGCATCTGGACATCGTAAAGCCCGTCAAATCAAATATGAAAACTATATTACTTGGGGTAATGATGGTGCCAGTGTTCGTCCAAAGGCTTACGGCAAATTCGAAGAAGTAAAAAGCCAACTTAATAAGATCCAGAAACAAGCAGACAAGGGCTGTCAACGCTCTAAAGCCCTAGTTTGTGCAATGCATGATGCCTTACCGTTTGCTAATGCAGTTCTTCGTTTAGAAGCTCGTATATGTAAAACATACATGACCAAAAACGGTTATCCGACAAATTTATTTGAGCTAATCAAGCTTCAACATGAACAGCCAGAATTATTGCTACGCCTCTGGCACGTAGCTTTTGACCCGATCTTAGACACAATGAAGGGTAAATATATGAATTTTTCGTCTGATGGAGAAATCTTAGATTTACTCAAATCTAAGCTAGTTACTTATACCAAAACTGGTAAACCCAGTTATACCAAAGCACTGAATGCTATGAAGTTTTATTCATTAGTTCGTCAAATGGGTTTATCAGCAACTCAGATAATATATAGCAAAGCTCAATATCACAAGTCTCTAAATTCACTTTTAGACTGTGGAATTTCATTGGGTCATTTACAAAACCTTGCCAAGAATCCAAACGGCAAAGTTATTCCATTTGTTCGCTTACTAGAGCTTAAAGCTTGCGATCAATTACCAACTGACTATCAGTTACCAGTTTCACAATACAGCCCAAATCGGGGCTTACATTTAGTTGCCTAAAGAGGTTTTTAATCATGCAAGTTCAATTTAATAAACGCACCATTTTGCCATCTGTTTATCGTTCTGAAAAAGACGGTGTAGAAAAGGTTTATCTATCTACAACTGTATTTTCGCCACAGCGTTACAACTTAACGCCAACGGCTGGCGTTATGCCAGTAGAACAGATCCAAGCTGTTTTAACTGAGTGTGCAGACAACGCCCAAGAAGTAGAAATTGATTTCGTAGAACAACAAACAAAGTTTGGTGCACAGATGCAGATTTTTAGTGTGAAGCCAGTACCGAAGAAAAACCCAACGTAATCAAAGGCTTAATATACATAATTGCGCATAATGTATAATATGTTAATAAAATCAATAACTTAGGATAAAACATGATGCCACAATCTTATTTTAAGTGCAAGAAGTGCGGTCATTCATTCGAGAGTCAATTGATTTTATGCATACATTTTTATCAGTGTAAGGGTGCTTAAAATGTTTGGAATTTCTGAAAAAGAGTATGACCGCCAAAAACATACTGAACGATTAGCAAACATAAATGCTAAGCAAGAGACCTTTAAACAATTGGTTTCTCATTCAACAGACGATTTAGTTTTTATTGGTAAACATGCTCTTAGAAAGTCGTTCATTCACAAGGTTTCTTCATATCAAAATGCTGACCATATCGGAACCTGTATTAAATATTTCAACTTTGAATTAAATGCGTACAGCGACCGTATGACTACAGATATCACAATTCCTGAAATTGAAATGCCATTTTCAGAAATTATTGAACTGTTGAAAAAATAGGATTTTAAGAAATGGCATACGTCTGTGAAATTGTTGATACAGCTACACAAGCGTGTGTTCAGTGGGCTGTTTATAGCCCTGTATTACCTGAGTTAACAGATGAAGCTCGAAATGAGCTTTTGAAGTGGGCTATAGGGATTTTCATGAGTGTTTTTGTCGTAAGAAAAACACTACAAGTCATTAAATAGGAGAAATGAGATGACTAATAAAAATGCTTTGAAAGGTGCTATTGCACTGGGTGTTATTGCATGTTGTGTAACTCAACCTGCATTAGCTGATGCAATTCTTACTGGTGCTGAAGTAACAGCTGCTGCTGATGGTTCAG